AAAATCTTATTTGTTATGGCAGCGTTTAGACCCGAAATATTTACAATTGATGAAGTACTAAATTTTTACGATACCGCAGAAGGTAACGATTATAAAGTGTATGCCGGTGTGAACCCAAGTCCACAATATTTGCGTTATAATTTTAGCGGCGATAAGGAAATTGGTAGACAAGAATTGCAAATGGCATTAACGCAACTTCGTAACAATGTTGAAAATTACAATCCATACCTAATACAAGTTATTAGCGAAGAAAAAGTAAGTAAGGGTAGGAAAAAAGAGCCTATCCTTACTTCTATTTCGTTTCAATTGAATAGACCGCAACAATTTTTACCTATGAACCAAATGGGTAATGTTGGAAGTCCACGAACTGAAATGTTATTAGAAAAATTAATAGAGCAAAATGCTTTAATGCAATCAAGATTGAGCGCATTGGAAAGTATTGGCGAAATGGAAGAAGAAGAAGAAGAAGTGGAGCAATCCCCATTGAACGCTATGTTAAGCAATCCGCAATTACAAGAAACAATCGTAGCCGGAATTATGGGATTGGTTGGTAATATGTTTTCAAAAACGGGTGCGCCTACCGGAATTGCCGGAATTGAGGATACTGATGAGGCGTTGAAAATTTTACATTCCTTAATGGATAAGGGTGTAACCATTGAGCATTTAAGAAAATTAGATGAAATGAACTCAATGAAATTAAAATCACTTTTAATGATGTTATAAAATGGCGCAAAGTAATTTTTTAAAGGATAACCAAAATTTAATTATTGGTGGCGTTATTTTATATTTAGCATATACTAAAATATTAAAACCACTATCCGAAAGTTTTGGATTAAGTAAAAGTAGTGAGGAAAAAAATGTAGATAAGGAAATTACAAAGCCGGGTTCTGCATTTAATCCTAATTACTGGCGAAGTGTACCTAATGCACTAATTATAAAAAATGATGCGGTTAATAAATATATTGATACAATTTGGAATGCACCCGGATACTTTTATGATGATTTTGATGCTGTTTTAGGCGTTTTTAAATCACTTAAAACGCAAACGCAAGTATCTTATTTAGCATTTAAATTTAATGAAAAATATAAAAAGGATTTATTGAATTGGTTATTGGGTGGAACTTTGTTAAGTTACCCGGCGGATAGATTTAGCGCCGAACAAGTTAATCAATTAATTACATACGTTAATGGTTTAAAAAGAAGTTAAAATGAAAAATAAAGGCTTATCATTGTTATTATTGTTATTAGGTGGTGCGGCGGTTTACTATTTTTATAAAAATGGTAAAAAGAAGTACAAAGGTTCAGTAATTGTAGACCCATTGGATAAGGGCGAATTTGTGCCTGATGTAACAAGTTCGGTTCAAGATGTAGTAATGCAATTAAATAGTTCTGAAAATGTTACAACGCCTATATTAGAACAAATAAGAGAAGTAAGTAAGCCAAAAGATATTGAAACTTATCAATCTTTTTATGGTACTACTATAAGCGGAAAAAAAGTAGGCGTTCCATATTCCATTTAATTCATTCCTTACACCTTTAAAAATAAAAAAATGAGCAATTTTGAAATAAAAGCCGGTAGAATTAATGTAGATATAAATATGATTACTTATGATGCAAATGGTTATGTAACTACCGATTGCAATAGTATTTTATTTATAAATTATGGAACAAATGCCGTTCAAATTGACCAAGTTGTTTTACAACAAAATCAAAGTTTTCAAATTGAAGGTAATGCCGGAGAATTTTTGCAAACAAGATTGTTAGCAACTTTTATCAACACTGGTGGAACAAATAATTTAGTTTCAGTAAAGAAAAATTATTTAAATAATGCCTAATATAGATTTATCAATATTAAACCAACGGCAAACACCGGCATTTTTTGCCGATACGTTAGCCAATAGACCGGCGCCGTCTTTTGTTGGTCGAATATTTATTTCAACCGATACATTAGATTTATATAGAGATACGGGAACGGCGTGGCTTTTATTAAGTCCGAGTTCTACCGGTACAATTACGGGTTCAGGTGCAGCCGGTCAAGTTACTTATTTTAGTGGTGCAAGTTCAATTACCGGTAATAACAATTTATTTTGGGATAGTGTAAATGGACATTTGGGAATTGGTACAAATGCACCGGGAACGGCTTTACAAATTAATCACGGGCAAAGTCAATTAATAAGATTAAATCAAACAACGGCTACAAACGATACTAAAATTGCATTTCAAAATAGCGGCGTTGCATTGTGGCGAATTGGTAATTCGTATAATGCCGGTGCAAATGATTATGCTGTTTTTGATGTTGTAAGTAATTTAGAGCGTTTTAGTATTAAAACAACCGGTCAAACATTTATAGGAGCGCAAACAACAACCAGTGGGCGATTAGTTGTAAATAATGCCACCGGCGATAATCATATTGTTGTAATTGGTGCAACCGCACCAAGTTTAAGAATTAACAATAGCGGTTCGGGTGCAACAAAACAAATTGGTATTGGTTTAGCAACCACAACAAATAATTTTATTCAGGGTGCGGCTGATAGGGATATGGCTATTTTTAATAGTAGCACAACTGCAAGTCCAATATTATTTGGTATTTATGATGCCGGTTTAAGTAACACGCAAGAGGCGGCAAGAATAAGCGCGGCACGAAATTTTCTAATTGGAACAAGTGTAGATGGCGGACAAAGGCTTCAAATTTCAGGTGGAGCAAGAGCAACCGGATATTATTTAGACGGAATGACTGCGGGTGCGGGTGCATTATATTGGGGTAGTGGTACAAATAGAGTAACATTAGCAAACTATAATGTTGGTGGTAGTGTAGAATTTGAAGTTAATGGGGGTGTACAAGCAGCAACTATTGTATCAAGTGGAAATTTTTTAATTGGAACTGCGTCAGATAGCGGTGGGTATGGAAAATTACAAATTGCCGGCGGAATGAGGCTTTTAGCAGATTTTAATGGAAAATTAGAAATTGGCAGATTTAATTCAGGTACTCCAAATTCATATATCAAATTAGGTGCAAATAGTAATTCTTTAAGATTTACAAATAATACCGATATAGCAGATATATTAGAAATAACTAATTCAGGAAATTTAGGTTTAGGAATTAATCCAAGTGCATGGAGTAGTTCTTATAGAGCATTTCAATTTGGTGCAACGGGTGTTTTATGGGGTAATGCAACTGGTAGTGATTGGTATTTAGGTAACAATGAATTATACAATAGTTCTAATCAGTTAGTTTATTTGACTAATGGTAGAGCAAGTGAATATTATCAATTTAATGGAGAACACATTTTTAATACAAGTAATATATCGGGAACGGCAAATAATCCTATTACCTATAATCGTTGTTTAACAATATCTAATAATAATAATATTCTTATCGGCGGAACGATAGATGACGGAACTAAATTGCAAGTAAAAGGAAATGTGAAATTTGGTGCTGGTAATGGTAATAGGGCAATTTTAGATAGTAATGATAGTGTAGTTACTTTGGCTCCGGGTGGAACTGCTGATTTTGATAATTTTTCCGGAATGTTATTAGTATGCAATCATAATACTGGTGGTTTTCAAATATTTGTTTGTGGTGGTGGTGCAACTGCAAGTGTCTTTTTATTAGGCGGTGCTATGGGTACATTTACATATAATTTAGGTATTAATGGATATACATTTACTAATAATACTGCATCAACTTATATTTATAATCTTACAGCATTTAGAACAAGAGCAAACGCATAAATAAAATAATATGAAACAAATACAACCTTTTACACTTTGGGTAAACGGACAACAAGTAACCGCAACCCTTTTTAATTTAATTATCATTAATGATAACTTAACCAATAGTGCAACATTTTATTGGCAATTATTAGATGCGGACGCCGTTAAATTACAAGACGGAAATTTAACAATGGGTGAACCTGATTATGATGTATGGGGTTCAAGTGCAGACATTAATTTAGCGGCGTACGAATGGGCGGCAACGCAATTAAATATTACCTTAGCTTAATTAAACCTTAAAATAAAAATCTATGACAAACGAACAAGCATTGAACGTAATTAAACAAGTATTAGACGCAGCCAGTAAAGGCGGCATTTTTGAAAACATGGACGCAAGTTTTTTAGCGGCTAATAGTTTTAATATAATTTCAAGAGCAATCCTAAAAGATGATAAAGTAGAAAATGATGCAAACGGAATTGATAATTAGTGTATTTACATTCGTAGCGGTTGCCAGTGGCTTTTATTTTACCACTAAAAGCCGTTTAGATAAAATTGAAAAAGATTTATTAAAGCACAATAATACTAATACTGAAATATTAGATAGATTGGCACGAATTGAAACAAAACTTGATTTTTTTACTAAAAAATAATGTATAAGATTTTACTATACACAAAAAAGAAGGCAGAAAAATTAAATGTAATTGTTTTGCCAAGCGAAAACATCAAAAAGAAAATTGATGTTTATGATGTGTATGGAAATTTTATAGTAAGTATTGGGGATAGGAATTATTTAGATTATCCCTATTATTTAAAATATTGCGGTAAAAAGATTGCAGATGAACGCCGTAAGGCATATAAAATTAGACACGAAAAGGATAGGCATATTAAAGGCAGCGCCGGATATTATGCCGACCAATTATTATGGTAACTAAAATTATATTTTATGTTTAAAAATTGGAAAACAAGTTTATTTGGTATCGGTACATTAATTACCGGTATTGCAACAATTGTAAAAGGCGATATTCCGGGCGGTGTAACCGCAATTTTAACCGGATTGGGTTTAGTAGCCGCAAAAGATAGTGATATTAATTTAAATAATAGAAAATAATGACAACAACCACAAAAATAATTATTGTGGCTGCAATTGTCTTATTACTTACAACCGCAACCGCTATGGGAGTTTCTGCAAAGGGTTTGAACTTTATTAAAGATTTCGAAGGGGAACGGCTTAAAAGTTATCGGGACACCGGTAATATTTGGACAATTGGTTTTGGTTCCACATATAACCACGACGCAAAACGTAAGGTTCAGGAAGGAGATATTATTGACAAAGAAACGGCGTTACGTTGGTTGAGGTTAGATGCCGGAAAATTTGCCACTGGCGTTAAAAAGTTGGTTAAAGTAGCCATCAATCAAAATCAATTGGATAGTTTAACCTCTTTCGCCTATAATTTAGGTTTAGGAGCGTTACAAAGGTCTACTTTATTAAGAAAATTAAACGCCGGAAGTCCTAAAAGCGAAGTAGCGGCGGAGTTCCTAAAATGGAACAAAGGGCGTAATTCAGCCGGTATATTGGTTGAAATACCCGGTTTAACGAGGCGTAGGAAGGCGGAAGCCGATTTATTTTTGTTATAGATAGGGTTAAATACAAGCAAGTAAGGAAAAACCCCCGAAATTTCTATTTTGGGGGTATTTTTTTGCCCTATATTGAAATTTATTTGGTGGTTTCAATTATTTATATATAATTTTAGCCTACAAAACAAAAAACCCTATCTTATGACATTCAACACCGACCAAAAAATTTTGGGTCAAATTGCCGCCGCGCAATCCAAAATTCAGCGTTTAGAGGCGCTCCGCTCCCTTACCCCATTTGAACAAGTTACAATATTCTTTTATGGTTCAGGGGGAAAATTCCTTTCCATTAATGAAAACGATATTCCGTTTGATTTAGCATTTGAAATTAGAATTCTAATTGATGCATCAATTGAGCATTTTAATCAAGAAATTAAAATGTTGGAAAATTCGTTTCAATGAAAAAATTACTAATAAAATTTATTGCAATAGTATATCTATTTGTTGTGTCTATTCCGCTCACAATAATAGTTTACTTATTAACCTATTTTATATCTTTTATTCTTTACTTTAAAAAAACAAAAAAAAATGAAAAACGAGTATCTCAAATCCCTTCTGAATGGTTATGGCTCAATGAACGCCGTAACGAACAAAAAAAATGAAAAACAGCCTGATTATCAAGGTTGGGTAAAATTAGATGACAAATTTTATGAGCTTGCCGGTTGGGTTAAATTTGGCAAGACAAACAACAAATTTTTATCAATTTCAATTCAAGAAAAAAACCCTTTCCAAAATGAACAAGACAAAACAATCTAAGGAAATTAAAAATCGATTTTTACTTAATATTTGCACTACTGATGATGAAATTGTTAGAGTTGTACCAATTGAACCACACGAAGCAAATTTAATGAAGGAATTAATAACCGACATTTACGAAAATGAAACCGGTGGAGTAACTATCCGCCTATCTTTAAAATCTAAATACATAAGAGATGAAATACATTAACACCGATACCGATTATAATGTTTATTATAAAATAATAGATATAGAAGGTTATTCATTTATATTTTTTAGTACTCAACAAAATATATTAGAAGATGGAATAAATGCAATTTATCCATCGTGTTATAACTCTATAAATGATGCATCAAAAAAATTTATAGAATTTTGTAAAGATTATAAATCTAAATATTAATATGAAATATCAAACTAATGCACCGGCTTACCCTTGTATGCCTATAAAAGATGAATTTGGCAGAATTATAGCCGCAATACCCGGATTTACTAAATACGAGCAAGTTTTATTATCAATTGTATGTGCAAAGGAAGGCAATCCGGGAGCGTACAAAGATACCCCATCAATGATTTTAAAAGAGGCTCAAACGCTAACTGATGAATATTTTAAAACCCTTCAAAAATTACAAGATGCAAAAGAAGATACCGCAAATGTTATTCAAATGTAGTAATGAATTTCAGGCTTTAATAGTGTTTATAATTGCACTATTTTTATTCGGATTTATTCAAAATATTTAATGGAACAAGACAAGACAATAACCCTACCCGAAAAATTAGCCAAAAGAAAATACAACCCCGATTTTATCCCCCCAAAAGACCAGGTTGT